ACCCAAATCTCCCTTATGAGAGATTATATAAATCTTAGCATTTTCCTGTCCTCTAATAATCTTAAGGAAATGTTCAATCCCTGTACGATCAAGAGAACTATCTAAGATCTCATCAAGTATCAACAAGTTTGTTGACACCGAATTCTTTATTTTGGCAAGTTCACGAAATGCAAATAGTATTGCTAAATCCATTCGTAATTTTTCGCCCTCACTGAATCCTGCATATCCGTATAATTCTCTACCATTTTTGGTAACAGTTTCAGTAAACAACTCATCAAGCGTTAATGTGATATTGAATTCAAACTCTTTTAAATACTTATTAATAATGGTATTTAAAACTGGTAGATATTTTTTAATGATTCTGGTTTTAATACCTGAATCCTTCAACATCAATTCAATCACACTAAATAAACGTGTTTTATTTAATAAATTATATAACATTTGCTGTAGATTGTAAACACGTTCTTGCTTTTCTTTTAATTCTTTTTGTATTTCTGTATCATCCTCATCTTCAATCTCTTCAAGAGTTTTATGAATAGTCTCAATTAGATTTTGATATTTAGATACTTCTCTATTATTAGCATCTATTTGACTACTAATACTATCATGTTCTTTTAATATAGAATTTAATTCTTCCCACATAGAATCCATTACTTCTAAATTCTTTTCAGACTCTTCTTTAATTTTAGTATGAGTCTCAATCATCTCTGTTTTAAATTCTTTTGAGATGGTTTGATCACATGTAGGGCACTGATCTTTAGTAGTAAATAATTTTAAAGACTTATTACTCAGTCTCATTTTTGATTCAGTCTGCGCCTGAATTTTTCTAATCTTTTCTTTCTTTTTGTCTACACCAGTGATAGAGGGCAGAACTAATGAATCATTATCACTCAATAAGGTATCAATCAACGCCTGTAGATTATCTACTTCAGTGTGAGCCCTATCTTTAGACACTTTCCGTTTTGTTTCATTAGCAGTTAAATGTTTATTATCAGCATCAATTGAGGTATTTAATAAAGCCATTTCATGCTCTAATTCAGATATTTCCCCTCTAAGTTCTACTGATTGCTTTTTAAGCACATCATTCATTAAACCGAAGATTTCAATATCAAGAAGTTGTTCAATAACTTTTCGTCTATCCCCGGCCGGTAGTCTCATAAATGGGATATAATTACCAGTACCAAGCACAACAATTTGTCTGAATGATTTCTCACTCATACCAATCACATTTTGTTCTAGCCAAACCTGTTGATCTTTTATCTTAGCATCATTATGTCTTTGCTTACCATTAATCCAAATATCAAATCTTGCCGGCTTTAAACCTCTAATAATTTTATATTCGTTATCCTTAACTTTAAACTCAAGTTCGACTAATAGAGCCTTTTTATTAGTATTATTGATTAGATCATATGTAGAAGATTTACGAAACCCCTTACCAAATAAGCCATAGGTTATTGCATCAAGGAATGTGGATTTACCATTACCATTAGTACCTTTTATCAAAGTTGTTTCGGTTGAATCTAAATTAATTTCAGCCCAATTATTTCCGTATGATAAAAAGTTTTTGAATTTTACATGTTTAAACTCGATCAAGTTAAGGCCTCATTATATATATTACTCAATAATTTTTTAATTTCTTTCTTATCTTTAGAAGAGTGTAGTTCTTTTTCTAAATTTTCTACCCAACCTCTTAAATATGTTAGAGTATCAACCGCCTCAAAGTCTTCAATTTCACCCTCACTTAATAATAGTGAATCATCAACCTCTTCAATAATATTAACATCAGCTGAAATAATATCTAAATCATGTACGGCCTGATCAAATTCTGGATAATTATCTCTTTTCTTTACAAAGAGTTTAATAATTTTACCTTCATAAGAATTTATATCCTCTATACCATTATTATACACTACTTTTTCAAAAATGTTAATAGGATTATTAATAAAATTATGTTCCCCAGTCTCTGTATCAAATATAGCAAACCCTTTCGGATCATCATAATCGGCCCAAGTTGTCTCGTATGGTGAGCCTATATAGTGAATATGCCCATCATTAGATCTTGTGTGGAAATGACCTGAAAATGCCTTTTCATATTTGTTTAAGAAATGTGTATCTCTTGATGAGTATTGAGATTTAATACCTGAGTGCATAAAGAATCCGGCTAAATCAAAATGGCCGAAACAATACTTTGACTTAGATTTCTTGATAAAATCTAAAATTTCTTCCTCATTCTCATCACATATCCATGGTATAATATCTATACTATCATGAATAGTTGTTGGGTCATTAATGACATTAAATCTATTGCTCAATAATCTATCAACAGAATTAACATCAATAGTAGTCTTAAAATATGAGTCATGATTACCAACATTAAGATTGGCTTTAATTCCAAACTCTTCCAACTTTTCAAAGAACATATTTTCGGCTCTTTTCAAAGTATAGAAATTTACATACTTCCGTCTATCGAATACATCACCGAGATGGATAATCTCTTTAATATCATGTTCTACCAGATATGGGAAGAAAACTTCTTCATAAAATCTTTCTTGGTGATCGGCAAAGAGTGCTGAATCACCACGGACACCAAAATGAGTATCAGTTATTAAAGCAATTTTCATATAGTATAACCTTGCTCCCTAAGTCTTTTCTTCCAAGGGCCACCCTTCTTTTGTTCAGAGTATTGTAAGAAAACCCAACGTGCCGTTTCTCTAGCACTGATTAGATCTAATCCCTCAATGATTTTTAATACTTGTTCTTCTTTTAAGTTGTTTATATTCATAATATTTTTATCCCTAATACCCAATTCTCTGCTGCGTCTTCAACATAGTTCAAAGCCTTGCCTTCATATCTTTCAAAGGCAAATTCCATATTGTTATAATCTACATATGAAATACAGTAGTCATCACCTTCTTTATGGACAATAGCTCTGTCATCATCATTATAGTATTCACTAATTATATTCATTTTATTTCTCTATTAAAGTGTTCAAGGGGTGAGTGTTCGGAATGGAACTTCATATCACCATCATCTTGCTTATCAAGGTGATAATAAGACCCATTATCTAATTTAGTATCATATATTTTTGATTTAGTATCTATCTGTTTATTTTCTTGCGCAATTCTTCTAAGGAAAGCGAAGTAACAAATTTGACTAAAATACCCGAACGGATTTTTAGATTTATTATAGTCAAATTTATGACAGTACCTAATACAATTCTCTATACCATCTAAAATCATATCTTCCTTCCAAGTATATCCTATAAAGTTTGGCCTATTGGCTAATTTTCTTGATATTTTCATGAATGAGATAGCGATCTCATCCGGAATAATTGGTCTCTTTTCCCCTCTATCAAATGCTTCATTACAATCATCCACGAATGCTGACATTTGTTTTAAGAATAATTGATTGTCTATATAATGGGCTGAATTAGGATTTGATTTTTTTGGCATAGTATATATTATAACATAAAAACGGTATAAAGTAAATAAAATCTACAGTTTAACCTTATTAATTTTGTATTCAAATTTCTGTTCATTATAGGTTTTAACTCTGGCTTCCCAGTGCTTAAGTCCATAATTTTTGTGTTTCTTATGAGAAAGATCATCCGCAATATCGAACATCACAGCCTTATCTTTATTATCTGATTTACGCAAGATTCTACCAATCGATTGTAAAACTCTAATTCTTGATTTTGATGGATGAGCGAATATCATGGTATGTAAATTTCTAATATTAACACCTGTTGAGAATACACCAACGGAAGCTACAATAATCGCGTCATTATGACCTTCGGTTAATCGCCTAATCTCTTCTCTATCATCAGCATTCACTTCACCTGACACGAAATAGACAGGTCGTGTTGGTTCACGTTCTTGTATCATACTATGCAGAACCTTACCATGCTTCTCAACATAATTAAATAATATAAGCGTATTCTTTTTCTGCATTAAAGCCAGACGAGTAATAAACTCATTACGCTTAGGGTGTGTTACAATCCAATCAATTTCTTGTTGATAATTAAGTTTCTTACAATTTTTCGTTTCCTCTTCTCCATATCTTAATAATAGAGATTTAATATGTAATGGTGATATTGTCTTATCATCCATAAGCTTTTTTGTTGTAACAGCATTATATACAGGACCAAATAAGCCCTCAAGTACTAATTTGTTTGTCTTACTTTCATCGGCTGATAAAGTACCGGTAAGTCCTATGCGTAAAGGACAATCACTCATCTTCTCTAAGATTTTAGTAATAGAATTGGCCTTTGCGGTATGAACTTCATCACACATAATAGCGCCGAACTTTTCAAAGTATTCTTTAGGCATCTTAAATAGACTCTGCCAAGTACTAATATAAATTTGAGCATCCGCATCTTTATCTTTACCACCAGATATCTGATGTATCATACTATCATCAAAGTCTTCATCAGTAGAAGAATAATCAAGGAAGTCAGAAGATAATTGTTTAACAAGAGATATGGTAGGTACCAGAATTAATATCTTATCAACAGTCTTCATCCATTCCCTTACAATCATATATTGAATAAGACTTTTACCAGCAGATGTTGGGGCTAATATAATACCACGCCTATTCTCAATCGCGAACCGCACAGACGCTTCCTGATAATCATATGGGGTAATAGGTTCGCCTTTAACGCTTAGTTTAAGTAGCGGAGTTTCATACTCATAATCAATAGAAAACGATTCATCTATAGTTGGGTCAACAGTATATTTAATCTTATAGTGATTGGCAAACTTTTCAATATGATTAATCAATCCAAGATATAAACTTCTATTTCTGGTAGAGAATAAATGTACAAATCCATCCCATTGACCAGTCTTAAATGCTGGCATAAAGCGATAGCCAGGAACTCTGAACTTAAAATAATCATCTAGTTCAAATAGTATACCAGGATCTTCTACCTCAACTCTTATATAGACATCATTATATTTAGTTAAATGTAACATTAAAAGCCCCCGGCTTGGAATTTATTAAAGTCAATCCAATTCTTAATTGAAAATCCCATACGGTTCAATGTATTAATAACCTCGGTAAGATAATCAACGATTGCCTTTTGCAACTCAACACGAGCCTCAATTTCTAATAGGTCTTCATCACCTTCCAGGAAGGCTTTAATCTCAGATTTTTGAAGTACATATTGATAGCATTCATCTGCATAACCACCATAATAGGCATATCTTTCACGATACACTCTAGAACGTTGTTGTTCTAATGCTTTAAGTTTGATTTTTTCTTTGGATAAGAATCTTAGATATTTGGCTGTGATGACAGGTATTTCAGCTGCCTTTCGGTCCAGTTTATTCTGGTCAATTTTACAATCTTCCTCAGCCATTTCTTGATAATCATCAAGATTCATAATAAATTCCTCAATTAATATATTATATTATAACATATTATAACATAATTGTAAACAATATTCTATACCATTGTAAAATGAGTATATGAAATATCAACATCACAAACAATAGGCTCAGCCTCAGCCATAGTAGTCATCTCAATGGCAGATAATACAGTTGGCCAACAGTTGTGGAAAATAATCTCTCTAATAGGATTACCATTATTAGATAAAATATGAAGATATGCTTCAGACACTTGATCCCTAATATCACCAGTAGATCCATTTTCTGGGTGCCAGATATCTTTCATCCAATCATAAATTTCTTGCCAATTATAAAAACCTTCATCAACCATAAATGAAATACTTAAATTATCATAACTAATACCAGAAGAAGCAATCATCATTTCCACCATTGGGTTAGGTAAATCAATTTCAGATATTGTCATACTCGGTAATGTGACATTCTGTAAATGAAACATCACACCAGGTAGTCGTTGAAAAGTTAGTTGATAATTATTCGGTCTTGCCGTATTAAATTCATCAGGTACAAATAAATCTGCCATATTAATCTCATTAAATTGTTCTATATACTATTTATTAAAAAAACCCCGGCCGGGACCGGGGAAAAGTGAGGACACACTTTAAGCTACAATCTTTGATAATTCCCTAAGCATATTTTTATTTGCGGCTTTATTATTTAAAGACTTTTTAAATGAACTAACAAAGGCACCTTTTGTGATTTTGCCTACCTTATTCACTTTAGGCATTACCATCTCTTCGTCTGATTTATGATTATTAGCAACTACAAGTAGGTTAGTATTCATACCTTTATCTGGGAATGGGATAAAACCAAACTTATTTAGATCTCTCTTTAAAGTTTTAATTTTATCTTGATCAGTAAGTGATCTTTTTAAATGGTAATTTAAATCACTTTTTGAACCAATAAACAATCCAGTTAATGTGGCATTTAACCTATCTCTATAAATCTGTGCAAATGTGCTTGTTAGAATTTTTGTATCAACCCTAAAGTCATTCCAATGGCTAGTGTGTGCATTTTTATCAATAAGACTATAAGTTTTATGAGTTTTTCTATCATAAACTTCAACCGTGGCATCATCATTGTACCATTTAGTAATTTCTGATTCATGCGTTCTTAATGATGAATTAGGATCTAAGTAATTTTCAAATGAACCAGTATCTTCACCATCGGTAAGAACAATAACATTTAATTTTTCAACTCTATTTTTTCTTACAAAGTGTTCAGAAAAAGACATACCATATACAAGCGCTGCATTCAATGGAGTTCCACCCAGACCATATTTATGATTAAAATCATCAAGGGAATAAAATGAGATCGATGTTTTTGCATAACTATTCTTAACTGATAACCAGAATAATTTTTTAGAAGCTTCCCTAAACTCATTATTAGACATTGTTGATGATAAAACCTGTAACAATTTAACTCCACGAGTTCTTTGTCCTTGGTGTAATTCACCATATTCATATTGTTTAGCATCATCTTCATCATAATTATAAGGATCAAATATATCTCTGTCCCAAACATTTGAGAATAAAAGAACCTCGAAAGGAACATTAATTCTTCTCGCAAATTGGGCAAGGTTAATTGTTTGTTTAACCGTATCATGTAATTTGTCGGCCATTGAACCTGACCAGTCAACATACATTACAAATCCGTGATTTTTACCTTTAGGTGAAATAGTATTTGTTTTGAAAATATTATCTGAAATTTTATATTTCCAAACCTTAGAAAC